TCCTTTGGAAGGGACGAAGATAACAAGGCGACAACATATGTTAACCTTGCGAGGGGTCAGGGGTATCAACCAACACAGAAGTTGAAGGTTGAGCCTATGACCCTGAAAGCGCTAGTCCGAGAGCGTATTGAAAATGGCAAAGATATGCCAGCGGATATTTTTAACGTGTTCGTAGGAAACCGAACCAAAATAACAAGGAAGCAATAAACATGAACAAAGAAACACAAGTTGCGAAACGCGAAAGTGCAGGCGCACTGGCTACAAATTTTGAAGCCGATGCGAATCAAGGTACTCAGAATATGGGGCAAGAAGATCTTGCTTTACCTTTTCTGAAAATCTTAGGAAATGCCTCTCCTGAAATTAATCCAAAACATGCAAAATATGTTAAAGGCGCAGAAGCCGGCATGATTTTAAATTCAGTGTCTAACGAGTTCTACCCAGCTGCAAATGGGACAGAAGGCATTAATGTATTGCCAGTCTTTTACGAAAGACTGTACATTGAATGGCAAGATAGAGATAAAAGTGGGGGTGCACCTGTCAAGGTTTATAAAGCAGGAGAAGCAGTCCCTCAAACCACACGGGATGCGGGCTTCAAAGATCGTCTCCCTAACGGTAATTATCTGGAAAACACAGTGAACCATTATGTAATTGTACTTGGAAATAATCCGTCAAGCGCATTGATTTCTATGAAAGCTACTCAATTAAAAGTTAGTAGAAAATGGAACTCAATGATGATGGGAACTAAGCTACAGGGTAAAAACGGTATGTTCACTCCGCCTACATATAGCCACATTTATAATCTAAAAACAGTCCGAATGTCGAATAATAAAGGACAATGGTTTGGATGGGATGTAGTTAAAGTAGGTCCTATTAAAGATAAAGCAGTTTATGAAGCCGCAAAAACTTTTGCTGGAAGAGTTAGCAAAGGGCAAGTAGTGGCGAAACATGGGACTGAGACATCTACCGATAAAGAGCTACCATTTTAACAATTTCCTTTGTGAAGGAATAAGGGGCGGCAGCGGGAGACTTAAACCGCCCCGTAAACATTATGGTAGATAAATTTATACAGATATTTAAAGGATTAGAACGTGCTCATGGTGTCACTTATATAGATAAAAAAAGCATCGATGGACAAAAGATAAAGGGCAAATCTTTTATTAAACGAGTACCAGTAACTCAGAAGCTGTGGGAAAATCATCTAAAGGGAATTGAGCCAAGTTTAGGAATCATTCCTATTAACGAGAATAACAAATGTCGATGGGGATGCATTGATATTGATAGTTACGCAGGATTTGATCATGCAAAATTATTAAATAAAATTAAGTTATTAAACCTTCCTCTTATTACATGTAGATCTAAGAGTGGAGGTGCTCATGTGTTTTTATTTACCACAGTGGAGGTAGACGCTATCTTACTTCGAAATAAACTTTTATCTATAAGTGCAATTTTAGGATATGGGGGTTCAGAGGTTTTTCCAAAACAGATTAAATTAAAATCAGAAGAGGATACAGGAAATTTTCTTAACTTGCCATACTTTAGTAATGAAACAACTACAAGATATATATTTAATTTAGATGGAACAGCAGGTACACTAGATGGTTTTTTTGAAGCCCATGAAAAAAATAAACTTACTCCAACACAATTAGACCAACTTATTATTAAAAGACCTGACTCTGAATTTAAAGATGGTCCTCCTTGCATAGAGTCATTAACTCAAACTAAATTGAAAGATGGGAGAGATCGAGTTCTTTATCAATATATTCAATATGCCAAGAGAAAATGGCCAGAAGATTGGGCTGATAGAATAAATCATTTTAATTACACCCATTTTGAAGTTCCTTTAACAGATAAAATTATTCAAGATAAAATAAGATCTAATAAAAAAGAATTCTTTTATAAATGTAATGAAGAACCCATGTGCAATCATTGTGATAAAGCTCTATGCAAAACACGTACGTATGGGATAGGAGGAGATACGGTTTTTCCTATGTTAAGTGATCTTCAAAAAATTTTATTAGACACTCCTTATTATTATGTGAATGTGGACGGGCAACGAGTAAGATTAGAAAATGCTACGGTTCTTTATGATCAACGATTATTTCAAATAGCGGTTCTAGAACAAATTGATTTAATATTACCCACTGTCAAAAAAACAGATTGGAAAAAACTTATTCAAAGATTATTAGATGGTCTAGAAGAAATAGATCCACCAGCAGGGTCCTCAAAACTAGATCAACTTCAAGATCATTTAGAAGAATTTTGTACCAACAGAAGTTCAACCACTACTACTAAAGATGACATTACTCGAGGAAATGTTTATCAATCTGATAAAAAATATTATTTTGTTTTTAGTAGATTTTTTCATGGATTTTTACAAAAAAGAAAATGGGATGAAAAATCTCAAGTCACACAACGTATGTTGCAAGAATATTTTAAATGTGAAGAAGAAAGAATGATGATAGGAAAAAAGAAAATATCTGTAATTGTTGCAAGTTCACTAGAAAGAATAGAAGCTCCTTATAAATCTAAAGAACTTAAACCAAAGGATCCTTATTAATGAAAACAATTGTCTTAGGACCACCAGGTACAGGTAAAACTACAACCATGCTTAATAAAGTAGATGAGCACTTAAAAGAAACAGATCCAAATAAAATTGGCTATTTTGCTTTCACTCAAAAAGCGGCTTACGAAGCCAGAGATAGAGCAATGGAAAAATTTAATTTAAGTGAAGATGATCTTCCTTATTTTAGAACCCTTCATTCGTTCGCTTTTAGACGATTAGGAATTAGAAAAGAAAATGTAATGCAGTCCCACCATTATCAAGACTTAGGAAAAAAGATAGATTTTCCTGTCGATTATTTAGAATACGATGATGAAGAAGGCGGTATTTTTACGACTAAGAGTGATTACTTACGTATCCTTCAATTAGCAAAACTTAGGAATATTAGTTTTGAAAGACAATATGATTTAAAAGAACATACTCAGGATGTGGAATTTGACAAGTTGCGTATTCTCTCCCACGAATTAGAGCGATATAAAAAAGAATACAATCTCGTGGATTTCAATGACATGATTTTAAAATTTATCAAGTCGGATGCATCTCCTGCATTTGATGTTGTTTTTATTGATGAAGCTCAAGATTTATCTTTAATGCAATGGGACATGGCCAAAAATATCTGGAATAAATCTGGAGATTCTTATATTGCCGGCGATGATGATCAAGCTATCTTTCGATGGGCCGGTGCAGATGTAGATAGTTTCATTGCTCAAAAAGGAAAATTTTTAAATTTAACAGAATCTTTTAGAGTCCCTCGAAAGGTGCATGATCTTGCGCTTAGTCTTATAGGACGAGTTTCCAATCGACTAGAAAAAAATTGGAGCCCACGCTTGGCGGAAGGATCTTTAACACGTCACCCTGATTTTGACCACATCGACATGAGTAAAGGACAATGGTTAGTTCTAGCGCGCACTAAATTTATGTTAAATGATTTAGAAGAAGTACTTTATCGCAAAGGATTATTCTATAGAAATAAATTTAAACGTTCGTATGAACAAGATTTATATGACTCGATTACCAATTGGGAAAAATTACGTCAGGGAGCATCCCTTGAATATGATAAAATAAAAAAAATCTTTAGTTTTATGAGTCCAAGGAATTTACAAAAAGAAAAAATATTTGGACTGGTAAAAGATAGTTTTTATAACCTTACTCAATTAAAGAAAGATGGAGGTTTAATGACAGAAGCAGTTTGGTATGAAGCTCTAGATGATGCTTCCTCTCGAAAAATTGAATATATCAGAAAAATGAGAAGCAATAATGAACACTTAAATAAAAAGCCACGTATTTTATTATCGACGATTCATGGGGTCAAGGGAGGAGAAGAACAAAACGTCGTTTTACTAAGTGATTTAAGTTTAAATACTCAAAAAGGATATGAAAGAAATCCTGATGACGAGAATCGTTTGTTCTATGTAGGTGCAACCCGAACCAAAGAACACTTACATATTGTTGAACCTAAAAATTTTTATAAAAGTTATCCCATATGATGCCCCATACACTTAGTAGTGAAATTGTTTTACTGTCAATGATGACATTTTATTTTGGAATTAAACTTTATCTTATATTTACATGAGCGCATACAAGAAACAAATAGGAGGTGACCATTATCTTAAAATGAAAATTCAACCAAGTGAATTTGCCAATAAAAACAATTTGCCTTTCGCAGAAGGGAATGCTATAAAATATATCTGCAGACATAAGGATAAAGGAGGAAAGGAAGACTTAAAGAAAGCAAAACATTATATTGATATGATTATTGAAAGAGATTACAGCGATGAACCCAATCTAAGGACTTTACCCCCAGGTTTTACTTTAACGGATCCTAAGTAATGACTATTCCTTTATTTACACCTCAGACCGAATGGTTACCTCCCACAGATTTTCCAGATCTATCTTCTTACGCAGAAATTTCCATAGACTTAGAAACTAAAGATCCTGAATTAAAAAGAATGGGCTCAGGTGCCATTACGGGTCAAGGAGATGTCACAGGAATTGCGGTCGCTGTTAAAAACTGGTCAGGTTATTATCCGATTGCCCATGAGGGCGGTGGGAACATGGACCGTAAGAAAGTTTTAAAATGGTTTCAAGGCGTTCTTAATACTTCTGCTATCAAAATTTTTCATAACGCCATGTACGATGTCTGTTGGATCCGACATTTAGGACTCAAGATTCACGGACGTATTGTCGATACGATGATCGCCTGCGCACTCGTTGATGAGAATCAATTTCGTTACGATTTAAACAGTTGTGCCAAACGTTATACTGGAAAAGGAAAAGATGAAAGTGCTCTTTATGCAGCCGCGAAAGAATGGGGCGTCGATCCTAAAGTTGAAATGTATAAGTTACCAGCCATGTATGTTGGAGCCTACGCCGAGAAGGATGCTGAAATTACTTTGGAGCTTTGGCAAGAGCTTAAAAAAGAAATAGAGATTCAAGATATTAGCTCAATCTTTCAACTCGAAGTGGACCTTTTCCCTTGTCTCGTGGAAATGAGATTTCTTGGGGTACGTGTAAATCAAGAACAAGCCTTCAACGAAAAGAAAACATTAGTGGAACAAGAAAAAAAATTACTCCGAGCGATCCGTCATGAAACGGACATCGATGTACAAATCTGGGCTGCAAGGTCCATTGCCAAAATTTTTGATAAACTTAAACTTCCCTATGACCGAACGGCTAAAACACGAGCTCCTTCTTTCACTAAAAATTTTTTAGCTCACCATTCTCATCCTCTTGTTAACAAAATTGCTCAAGCTCGCGAAATTAATAAAGCTCACACGACTTTTATTGATACCATTCTCAAGCATAGTCAAAAGGGTAGGATCCATGCGGAAATTAATCAGTTACGTGGAGACAATGGAGGAACCGTGACAGGAAGATTCAGTTACTCTAATCCAAACCTCCAGCAGATTCCTGCACGGAACAAGAATCTTGGACCACGGATCAGGGCCCTTTTTCTACCTGAAGAAGGCCATCATTGGGGCTGCTTTGACTATAACCAACAAGAGCCACGACTCGTCGTCCACTATGCATCCCTACAAAAGTTATACGGTGTTGATGAAGTTGTTGAATCTTACAACAAAAAAGGAAGTGATACAGACTTTCATAAGATCGTTGCAGATATGGCTAAGATTCCGAGACTGCAGGCCAAGACTATTAATTTAGGATTGTTCTATGGAATGGGAAAAAATAAATTACAAGCGGAACTTGGTGTCAGTAAAGATACAGCTGACGAATTATTTAGATCTTATCATGGACAGGTACCTTTCATTAAAGCTTTAATGGATGCGACGATGAAACGTGCTCAAGATTCAGGAAAAATTAGAACTCTATTAGGAAGATTATGTCGTTTCCATTTATGGGAACCTAATCAATTCGGAATTCATAAGGCATTGCCGCATGAAGAAGCGCTCAGGGAACACGGCCCAGGGATCAAACGCGCTTTTACTTACAAATCTCTTAATAAATTAATTCAAGGATCAGCTGCTGATATGACTAAAAAAGCAATGTTAGATCTCTATAAAGAAGGAATTATACCACATATTCAGGTACATGATGAGTTGGATATTTCAGTAAAAGATGATAAACAAGCTAAACAAATAGTAGATATAATGGAATCCGCAGTTACTCTAGAAATTCCTAATAAAGTAGATTATGAATTTGGAAAAAACTGGGGCACTATAAAATAGGAGGACATATGGAAAAAGTGAAACAACTTTGGACATTAGCAAAAGCTAATCCCAAAATATCTGCCGCTGTTGTGGTAGTA